TCAGAAGCACAATCATATTTAGAAGCAATGTCTAATGAAGTTGCAACTAAACTGATTTACGGTAACTCTGCTTCTGATCCTGAAGAATTTATGGGGTTATCTCCACGATTCAACAGTTTATCAGCTGCTAACGGTAACCAAATCATCGATGCCGGTGGTACCGGTTCTGATAATACATCAGTGTGGTTTGTAACCTGGGGGGATAATCAATGTACTTTGTTATACCCTAAAGGTACTAAAGCAGGTGTTCAACGTCAGGATATGGGTGAACAGCGTGTTCTTGATGGTTCAGGTAATGCTTATTATGCAATGGAAGAAAAATTCACATGGCATGTTGGTTTAGCTGTTAAAGATTGGCGTTATGTCACACGTATTGCGAATATTGATGTATCCAATATGCAGTCAGGCTCTGTTGCACTTTACACATTCATGCGTAAAGCGTATTACAAACTTCAGAATCGTCGTGTTGCAGGCGGTAAGATTTGCATTTACTGCAATCGTGACGTGCTTGAATCACTTGATGCTCTGGCCACGAATGCAGGTGCAAGTGATAATTTCACACGGTTGAAACCTATGGAAATTGAAGGTAAGGAAGTAATGACTTACCGGGGTATTCCGATTCGTGAAACTGATGCGATTATCAACACTGAAGCGCGGGTAACATAATCGCGTAGGTGATCAGATGCTGGGGGAAACCCCGGCTATTTAAACTTTTTAGGAGATATGAAATGATTTTATCAGCTCAACAATTGTTCTCTGATGACCAGGCGATTACAGCTAACGCTGATTCAACTAATGTCATCGATCTTGGCGTAGCCGGTACACCTTATGGTGCTGCTGCTGCACTTAATGCAGACGTGGGTAAAGGTGCTAAGGTTCCGATCTTAATCCAAATTACTGAAGCGTTTAATAACCTTACATCGATTGAAGTTAGAATTTCAACCGGTACAGCTGCAACACTTGGTACAACTATCGCCAGTGAAGTTATTTTATTAACAGACGCTGTTGTTGGTAAACAAATGGTCATTAATGTATTACCTGACCAGATTACAGAACGATATTTAGGTATCGAATATGTAGTTGTGGGTGTCGCACCCACTACCGGGCGGATAACAGCCGGTATTACAATGGGTGTTCAAACCAACGTGAACGGTGCTTAATCAATAAGGGTGGCGCAGGTCACCCTTATTTTTTTAATCAATTTGGAGATATATTATGCCAATGTATAAAGTAATTGCTAAAGGTTTTCATCATGGTGAACTTTACGATCCTGAAGGGAAGCGTAAGACATTGCATGTAGATAAACCTTTTAATAAAAAGAATCCAATGCCGAAATGGTTAAGTGAAATGCCTAAAGAATCTGAAAGTCTTAAAGCCAAGCGTTTAGCGTATAAAAAAGCTCAAGCTGAACTTGAAGCTGAAAAAGCAAAACAAGATGCTAAAGATATTTCAGCCGCATCAACTGAAGGCAACGGTGAAAAAGTATCATTTATTGATAAAGCGAAAGATGTTTTATCAGGTAAAAGTTCCAATGTAGAAACTGTTTAAATTATTATTAGTGAGGTTCAATCATGATGGAAGAAATGGTTAAGATTAAAAAAGAAAAACAGAGCAGGGATGTTACTTGTTGTTCTGATGATAATTATTATCCTTACGGTACCAGTATAAGTATCGATGATGATTTAGTCGATGAACTTAATGCCGGGAATTTAGTAGTCGGTGACATTATTGAAATTAAAGCTCATGCTTTTGTTGATAGTAAAAGTGAATCGAGCAATAAAGAAGGTTCAAATAAATCAATACGTCTACAACTCACATCGATGAATATCGAACGTAAAGATGATGATAGAATTAAGCAAATGTACGGTTCTGATTAATGACTTCCGAAGTTGAAATAGCCAACTTAGCATTATCTAATATTCGCGCAGGTAGCATTAATAGCTTTGATGAAAGTAATATACAAGCGCAAATTTGTAAACTTAAGTACCCTTTAATTCGTGACATGATGCTTGCTGATAACGTGTGGGGATTCGCACGTAAAATTAAAGGATTACCATTATTAACCGTTGAGATATTCAATTGGGGTTACGCATACCAATATCCTTTAGATTGTTTAAAAATCAACAGGTTAATACCTGAACACGAACAATTATTAAATGCTGACGCTGATATTGTGTCACGAATGATGGATAATAATTTATTACCATTAAAAGATTTACGACAGCAAGTACCCTATGAAGTATTTAACTTTAGTGAAAATAAAATCATAGCAGCAAATGAGTCTGATTTAAGAATAGAATACGTTGCTAAAATAACAGATCCCAATTTATTCACCCCTTCTTTCATTTTGGCAATCAGTCATTTATTGGCTGCTGAAATTGCTATACCTATCGTCGGTAAAGAAACAGGTCGTGATTTACGCAGTGATTCAATGTCAATGTACAGTGAATATTATGCGTCAGCAACTTCAGATGATTTAAACGAAACTTACTATGCACCGGGTTTAAGTGAATTTGAAACCATACGGAGATAAAAAGTGCCGCAAATTATTCAACGTAGTTTCACAGCCGGTGAATTATCGCCACCGTTGCAGTCCAGAGCGGATTTAAGTAAATATTCGGCCGGTTTAAGTTTGTGTGAAAACTTCTTTATCCGTTCCCAGGGTGGTATTTATTCACGCCCAGGGTTTAAATACATAGGTCCTCAATCCGATCACAGCAAGAAAGGTCGGTTAATACCTTTCAGTTTTAATACACAACAAACATATATCCTTGTTTTTGAACATCTTAAAATGCGTGTCATTAAGAATGGGGGTTATGTATTAGCAGGCGGCGGGCCTGCGATATTTGAAATATCAACGCCGTACATTGAAACCGATTTACCGCGTTTAGGTTACACTCAATCAGCTGATGTTATGACCATTGTGCATCCTTCCTATGATGACAGGGATTTGAGCAGATTGGCTGATGATAACTGGACACTTGTTGTGAATAATTACGCATCAACGGTTACAGCGCCGGTTATCAGCTCGGTTGTAGCAGGCGGTGCAGGCGCGGGATCATTCAATAGAAAATATGAATACGTTGTTACTGCTGTTGATGATAACGGTATTGAATCGTTGGCTTCAGCGGCAGTTAATATAACAACAGCGTCATTATCACAGACAGCATACAATCGTGTTACATGGAGTGCTGTAACCGGCGCATCGTATTACAGAATTTATAAAGATCCATCTGCTGATACGGGGATATACGGTTGGATTGGTGATTCAGATAATTTAACATTTGATGATTTCAATATTGCACCAATAACCAGTGATGCTCCACCTGAAGACCGGCAACCTTTCACGGGTGTCGGAAACAAACCCGCCGTAGTAAATTATTTTCAACAACGTAAAATATTTGCTAACACCAATAATGAGCCTCAAGCAGTTTTTACAACGCAAACGGGGAAATTCAAATCGTTAAGAACATCTAATCCGGCACGTGATGATGATGCAATCACATTCACTATTGCGGCACAACAGGTGAATGAAATACGACACTTACTATCGCTTGATTCATTAATCTTATTAACATCTGGCGGTGAATGGATAGCAACAGAAGGTCAGGATAAAGTATTAACACCTGCGACTATCGGTGTCAGGCCGCAATCTTACAACGGTTCTTCCTGGGTTAAACCGGTAGTTATTAATAGTACTGCTTTATATCTTCAAGAAAAGAACGCACGTATTCGGGATTTAGGCTATCAATTTAGCAGTGACAAATACACCGGTAATGACTTATCAATCATGTCAGAACATTTATTCAGTGATTACACTATTACTGAAATGGCGTACGCTGATGAACCATACGGTGTTTTATGGTGTGTGCGTAGCGACGGAGTAATGTTGGGTTTAACTTATCAGCGTGAACATGAAGTCTGGGGATGGCACCAGCATAATACACTCGGTAGTTTTGAATCAGTTGCTACTATTAGTGAAGACGGTCGTGATGCTTTATATGCGATTATCAAACGAACAATAAACGGTTCAACAGTTCGTTATATTGAAAGACTTGAAAAAGTTGAAAAAAACAATGCTGAAAATGCGTTTTGTGTTGATTCAGGACTATCTTATATAGGTGCGTCGTCGATAATATCAGGTGCAACGCAAACAAATCCGATTGTAATAACTTCAGTCGGGCACCCTCACAGTAATGGTGACACGCTGCATATTAAGAATATTACTGGTATGGTTGAGTTGAATAATAACAATTATCTTATCGGTAATGTGACTACTAATACTTTTGAACTAACGGGTATCGATGGTACCGGGTTTACACCTTATGTATCCGGGGGGATCGCAGCCAAAGCTGTTTTGTCGATTTCAGGTTTAGATCATTTAGAAGGTGAGAATGTTATTATATTAGCCGATGCTAACGTTATTGAAGGTAAAACAATATCATCGGGTATTGTGACACTTGATACAGCCGCTTCAATAATTCATGTCGGTTTAGCTTACACACCCGCTATGGAAACCCTTGATTTAGATGTCGCTGCCGCAGCTGAATCATTAAAGGCGCGATCATTGTCCGTGTCTAAAGTAGTTATTGAAGTTGAAAATTCTCGCGGCGGTTTCATAGGCGCACGTGTTGATAGTAACACTGATAAAGTTGTTAATTTTACTGAAATTAAACCCCGATTTGAAAGTGATAATTATGATCCTATTGCGTTAAAAACACATAAAGAAGAAGTTATTATACAACCTGATTGGGGTAAATCTGGAGGTGTACGTATTGAACAACGGTCACCGTTGCCTTTAAATATTCTCTCAGTGATCCCCCAGGTTGATATCGGTGGTAATTGAGCATTTAAGACCAACTGTCGAATTGGTTGAAATAATAGCCAAAAACATGCGACAAGCTGATATTAATGAAGCATGGGTGTCATTCCATCAAACACCGTTAGAAGCCCTGATGGACTCGTGGAAAGCATCGAAATACAGTGTAGTGATTAGTGTTGATGGGGAACCCTGCGTGATGATAGGGCTTGTTATACGTGACCTGCTATCAGATTATGGTATACCCTGGATGCTGGGAACCGACACGGCATTGAAACATAAAAAATGTTTCTTTAGCCTGGTACCGGATATTATTGACGATATGTTTAAAGTTTGTTCCAGATTGCATAATCACGTACACTGTAAAAATGAAGCTAGTATTAAGTGGTTGAAATGGATAGGTTTTACACTATGCGATCCTAAACCATACGGTGTTGAAAATGAGTTATTTCATGAATTTTATTTAGAGAGAATTTAAAAATGTGTTCAGTAGAAGCAGCAATGTTAATTTATTCAGCATATTACACCAGCGAAGCGCAAAAAAACGAAGGTGAATATCAATCAGGTGTTGCTAAATACAACAAGCGTGTTGCTGAAAATACAGCACAGAAAGAACGCAACAGAGGTACTGAAGAAGAAAACATACAACGTCGTAAAACTGCTGAACTATTATCTAAACAACGTGCTGAACTTGGTGCCAGTAATGTATCATTGGAAGCTGGAACAGCACTTCAATTACAACAAAACACCGTTGCACTTGGTGAAGCTGATGCGTTGCGTATCCGTGCTAATACTGAGCAACGTGTTAGCGCACTGATGACTAAAGGTGAATTACTTGGTAAAGATGCTGAAAATGCTTTAACGGCCGCTAAAAATAAATCAACAGGAACATTATTAAGCGGTGCAGCTTCAGTTGCAGGAACGGGTGTTGCTGATAAGTGGTTTACACCTGACAGTGCCGCTGTAGCCGGTGACGCATATCAACCAGCGCGTGTTTATGGTCGAGGTAGATAATGCCTAAAGTTACTCAATATCAACCTAATCAGGTTCAAACAGAAGTTGTACAACAACCGTTAGCCAGTAATGCACCGGCGGCAACTTTCGGTGCTGACATTGGTAAAGGGTTGCAGGATGTAGCGCAAGCGACTTTCAATATGAAAGAACGTATTGATACTACATCAGCTGAGGAAGCTGCTGTGCAATTTGAACGTGATAAAAATGATATATTTTTTAATCCTGATACGGGTTATTTTAATACTCAGGGTAAAAATGCTTACGATCAATCAATTGAAACAACGAAGTCGCTTGAAAAATTAAAAAAGAAATACGCCGACACATTGAATTCTAATGCACGTAATTTATTTAACAAAGTTGCTCAACGACAGATTACATCAGCTAACAATGATATTGCGCGTTATGCAGCAAAAGGTTTAAAGGTTTGGGAGATTTCAACTCTTGAATCACAAACAGAGAATGCACTTGAAAATTCCGCTTTATATTGGGATCAACCTGATAAGTTGAAAATACAAAATATACTGGGTCGTCAATCAATTATAGAATCTTCAAAGATGACCGGTATTAGTTCTGAATCAACTAATGAAAAGTTACAGTCGTTTCAATCAGCGTTTGCAACTAATATAATAACTGCTGCAACACAAAGCAGTGCTGATGATGGAGAGGTTGTATTTAAAAATTATGCAGATGAATTAGAAGGACCTGATAAAATTAAAATGACAGCATTGATTGAGAAAAAACGCCAGGTTGAAAAAGTCAAAGCCGATGCTGAAATGTCATTATTGACGGCTAATAAATTAGTTGAACAATATGATAATCTTGAAGATGCCATCAAAGAAGTGAAGAAGATAAAAGATACTGAGTTGCAAAAGAAAACACTTACTGAAACCCGGGTGCAATTTAATATTAAAAAAACATTTGAAAAAGAAAAAGCTAACGATGCTTATCAGGATATTATAGGTGAGGTTAATGACGGTAAAACTATTAATATGATTCAGGCTGAATCAAGCGAATCGTGGTTGGCTATGACAGATAAACAAAGAAACAATATATTATCTGGGAAACACATGATAACAAATCAAGTGTTGTTGAATAAATTACGATTGTTGCCCGATAGTGAAAAAGCTAAATTAAACCCTAATGATTATTCAGACGAACTTAAACCTGCCGATATGAATAAATTAACAACTGAAATTAAAGCAGCTAAAAAAGGTCAGCAAGGAAGTCGTGTTAAATCATTGGCTTCAAAGTCAATGATTGCAGCTGAAGGGATTTTCGGTAAAAAGTCGAAATGGTCTAAAAAAAGCGGAGGTTTAACTAAAAAAGGTGAACAAGCTAATGAGTTTTTAAATGATTTACAAAGTGCGATTGACGAATGGGAAACGGATAATAAACGCAGAATAACACCTGTTGAAGAAAACAAAATAATAGCTGAATTCACAGGTGTTATTGTTGCAGAGCGTTCTTTTCTCGGAATTGATATTTTATCTGGTGATGATGAACTCGATTTAACAAACACACCTGCTGCTGATATTCGTCTTTTAAATAGAATTAAAAATGCTTTCCCTGAGCGCGTTGATCAAACCGTGTTAGTTGATGCGTATCAATCTTTAATTGAAGCGGGTGAACCTATCAACGGTGAAACTTTAACCAAAGCTTATAAAAAACAAAGGGTTAAATAACAATGACATCTGACCAGGAAGATCTTGATTTTAGTTTTTTAGATAAAGTTTCTGAAATTGCTGATAATGAACTGGACTTTACAAGTCTGGATAATAGTGACGATTTAAAATTCACAATGGGTGAAGCTGTTAAAGTTGATCCCGACCGGCGTGCTAAAGTTTTAGACTTAAGTAAAAAAACAGGTATTCCCAGTTTCGCTGTTGAAAATAATATTGACGAAGTTGAAACAACTGTTAAAAAAAACGAGTTTAATTTTACTGATTTAGATAATAACAACCCTGAAACATCCAAATTTTTAAGTAATTATGATAATGCTGTTATTGCACAGGATGATATCCCTGTGTTGAGTGCTATTGAGAATGTTTTTAAAATATTTACTGGTAACACTTTTAAAGATGTTGCTGAAGGTACTGTTCGCTCACTTGAAAATGTCAGTGAAACAATACCTCTCAGTTTTGAAAAAATGGGTGCTGGTTTTTTATTGCGAGGGGTTGATACTGCACCTGACCAGATTGATCAATTGATACCCGTGAGCGCGTTACCTATCGGAGTGGATATATCAGCGTCAGATTTATCAATTGAATTTGCTAAGTCTTTCGGTGTCGAGTCTGACGAACAATTACAACAGGCTAAGATCGAAGGTCAAGAAAAACTTATAAATGAAATAATCGATATAGAAAGTAAAATTTCAAGTTTGACACCTAAAGATTTGAATATTCTTCAGCAAGGTTTGCGCGGCGGTGTTGAATCACTTGCTCAAATGGCACCTGGTTTCGGTTTAATGCTCGCATCTGGCGGTCGTGCTGCACCTATGTTAGCTGCAATGTATATTCAAACAACGTCCGGTTCATATGCTGAAGCACGTGCAGCGGGTTTAACACCTGATGTTTCATTTTGGAAAGCTAACATCGACGGGGGCATTGAAGTCCTTACTGAGATATTACCTACTGCAAAACTAGAAAAAATATTAACAGGTAAAAGCACCGGGAAATTAACTAAAGAAGCAATAAAGTTCATGATCCAAGAGCAAGGTACTGAACAATTAGCTACATTGGGTCAGTCATTAAATTCATATCTCTTCGGTCTTGATGAAGAAATGAATAATGCTAAATCAATATCAGAAATGATAGCGATACAAACAGAACGTCAAGCGGTTACCGTTGTTGCTACTTTTGTTGCTGGTGGCGCACAGATAGGGGCAGTTACGGGGATACGTAAAACTATCGAAAAAGCTGCTGACGCACTCGCAAAAGACTCGCAACAAAAAGAACAACGGGGCGAAGTAGAACAACAAAACATCGACAAGTTAAAAGAACAAATTGATAAATCGGAACTTCGGAAAAGAAGCCCTGAAACATTTAAACAATTCGTTGAACAAGCCGACGGTGATAACAATACTAAAGTATTCATCGATAGTGATAGAGTTGATGAATTTCTACAAACTAAGACAATTGATGAAATTAATAATGATGAAGCATTGACTGAATTAGCTAAACAATTAGATGAAGCTACCGCACTTAAAATTGACATCCAGGTACCGGTTGCTGATTTTGCAACCAACTTCAATGATGAAATATTCACTCAATTGCGCGACGGTATGACAATGAGTGAAGATGCAGTTGCGCCATTTCGTCAGGAAAAGAACACTAAAGAAGTTGACAAACGACTTAAATCTTTAATGGAAGAAGCGAAAAATAACGCCAGCGATTATGTTGACGCACAAGAAATAACGGATGCTATTCGTGAACAGTTAATTGACACCGGTGTTTACAGTCCTGAAGTCGCTAGTACAATGGCTGAACTGGTACCATTATATTTTGCAGCTAAAGCTGAACGTGAAGGGATAACGGTTAAGCAGGCTTATGAAAGTTACGGGTTCCGGGTTGAAGGTCCACAGACAGGCGAGAAGGCACGGTTGAGTGCTGAGGCGTTGGAGCAAGAAAGCGATTTCAATAGATTAGATGATTTATTAAAACAATATGATGAAGCATTCGAATTAACTGAACCCGATTTTGTTAATGAAATTGAATCTTTAATTGATGACAGTAACATCGATACTGAAGGTAAATTATCTGAAGCTGTTTCTGCTTATAGAAAAGAACAGGATGATGATTTTAAACTCGGTGGTCGTAATGATATGGATCAGGCTTTTGATAATTTTAAAGCCGTTGTTGATGATGTTTTTAAACAATCTGCTACACTTAATAAAGAGGTGACAAAAGATGAAAGAAATAACGCAAATGAAGGGCGAGTTAATAGTACAGGACAAAAAACAGCCGCTGCTGAAAAAGCTTCTACCCAGCAAGAAATTATCGACGAAACGAAGAATCGAACTAGAAAACAAGCTCTGGCCGAATACGAACGCGCAGTAAAAGGTGAAACTGTAACCTTTGTTCATCGGACTAGTCAGGATTTTAAAGCGTTTGATGACTCGTTACTGGGTACAATCAACCCTGAAAAAACACCGTCGGGAAGTTTAGGTCATTACATGGCGGCAGCCGATTTAGCTAATCTTGATAAATACGGTGACCTGGTTACTGTTTATGAATTTAAGTTAGAAAATCCTATTGAAATCAGTCAAGAAAGCTTTGAAGACACGGCTGAAATGACACATGAGGAAGTTGCTGAACGAAGACAACAATTAATGGATATGGGGCATGATGGCATACTGGTTAAGGATTTGAACTGGGCTATTGTGTTTGAAGGTAAAACTGCAACCAAACTTGAAGAAGATACATCAGTACTTGATGATATAGTGTTAGAACAACCTGTTGATGACCTTTTTATCGCTCACAATCTAAGTGCTGAAAATATCATTGCAGCTGATGAACTCGGCGGGCTTGCGGCACCATCGCTTGCAACAGCACGAACAACAACCGGTGGTTTCGATAACTTCGGTGAAGTGACTTTGATTGCTGATAAGTCGCTATTGAAAGATAAAAAAGCACGAACATTCGATGCTGATATTTATTCACCACGGCAACCACGACCTGTTTATAAAATCAATTATGACATGTACCGCGCTTTTGAACGACAACTTGATCCTGATAATCTGGGGTTAAGTACACCTGATATCAATTCACTTGAAGATACAACAGGTGCTGATAACTTCTTACGTTCGACAGCTGTCGAATATCGCTGGTTACAATCTCAAAATAAAGCACCGAAACTAAAGAAGTCTAAAGTTGAACCCTTTGTTAGAAAAGCAGAGAAGTTAGGTTTATCTAGTATCGATATGGTCAATGATGAAAAGTTCATTGAAATGGTCACTGATTACTACCGGGGAAGTCTCGATGCTTTAACAGAAGATGGTTTCGACGTTCGCGCTGAGAAAATGACAGACTGGTACTTTAATGAAGACGGGACAATTAAACAGTCTAAACTTCGTGATAAAGCGTCCGAAGTTCAACGGTTTCGTAATTCAAACGGGTTTGATGTTCATAAATTGCGCGATGACATTTCCAAAAAGATGCGTGTTAAAAAGAACCGTGACGAATATCAACAGTGGGCTGCTGCTAAATTCAATTCATTTGTAACAAGTAAGAAGTTATTTAAAGGTTACACACCATCAGGCAATAGGAAATATTCAGATTACAACTTACAAAATGTTGTAAAAGAAATGACACAGCAACTTCAAGCCGGAGAATCGTTTTTCTATGGTGCGGGTACTGTTCGTTCTAAATACGCAAACGAATTAAAAACAATCGCTCAGATCCAGGCGAAACGTGAAAATATCGTTAGTGAAGAAGATATGAAGAAAGTCAAAGAGGAATCTTCTGATGTGTTCATGGAAGCACTTGATGCACTGAGACCTTTTTACAAGTTTGATTCTGATTCTTTCGGTTACTCTGATGATGCGGGTAATGCTATTATTGAAGGTCGCAAAGGATTAAATGAAACTTTCGATATGACTAAAGACGCACAAAAGATTGTTGACGATTTAGTTGAATACTTATCAGCATTACCGACGAGTTATTTTGAAACTAAAATACAACGTGCAGTCGGGTTCAACGAGTTTAATACAGCTGTTGTTCCGCGCGGGATGCGTAAAGATGCACTCCAAGTGTTGAAGGATGCGGGGTTAAAAATTAAAACTTATGACCCTAAAGATAACAACTCAAGAACCAATATCATCGCTAAACAGAAACAGTTACTATTTCAGGAAGGAAAACAACAAGCACGCGGTTACTATGACCCGGCCAACAGTGTTATCCGAATGACTGAATCAGCCAACCTGTCAACCTTCCTTCACGAGTTCGCCCACTTCATGTATGAAATGGAAGTGAAAGGTGATACCAATATGTTGAAGGGTATTAACGCTTGGTATAAGCGTAATGCTGCTGATGTTGCTAAAGAGGCTAACGGGTATCTAGGCGATAAGCGTGATGTGTTGGAACAAGGTGGAGAACTATCGACTGAAACTGAAGCGTTTAAAAAATGGTTTAAAGGTTCTAAGATAAAAATGTTGTCCGGTGAACCGATGATTGTTTATCATGGTACAAATGTTAAAGTGAATAAAGAAAAAGGTTTTGAATTCGATAAAGGTAAATTTAATACAGTTGAAGAAAAAGGCGATTATGTTGGTGAAGGTTTCTTTTTCGCACAAGATAAGCTAAGAGCTAAAGCTTATGCTGATCAGGCAGTTAGAAATAACGGAGGGGAATCAGTTGTTGTTCCTGCTTATTTATCTATAAAAAACCCTTTAATTATAAACAGTAAAAAAGATAGTGAAAAGTTAAGAGAAATTTTCGGTGGGGAAAAAGAATACTTTAAACTATTTCGTAAAAACCCAAAAGCATTGCGGGAGAAATTACAATCATTAGGTTATGACGGTTTAATGGATAATAGTTATGGTCAATATGCTGCGTTTGACTCAAATCAAATTAAATCAGTTGAAAACATTGGAACATTCGATCCAACTAATCCTGATATTTATAAACAAGAAACAACCCCACCAACAGCAAAAGAAGGTTCAATAACAGTTGATGATGTGATCGCATTCCTCGACCTGAAAACAACCGGTGATAAGTCTAAAGATGTGGCAATCAGACGCGCAGTACATGAACAATTCGCACGCGGGTTTGAAACCTACCTGATGGAAGGTAAAGCACCGTCAATCGAATTAAGAAACATATTCAGAACATTTGCGCGCTGGTTAGCGCAAGTTTACAAGTCGATGCGCAGCAAACTCAACGTGAATCTTGACGACGGCATGCGTCAGATATTCGATAGACTGGTTGCGACTGAAGACCAAATCGCAGCAGCTGAAGCACGTGCACAATTTAAACCCATGTTCACCGATGCTGTTATGGCCGGGATGACTGAAAAGCAGTTTGAAGATTACAAAGCACAAAAAGAAAAAGTTAAAGGTGTTCAGTCTGAAACCTTGCGTGACAAGTTAATTAAACAACTTAGACGACAAACTGAAAAATGGTGGCAGGAAGAAAAGCAGGACATCGTTGACACTGAAACTGAAAAGCTGAAAAAAGAACGTGTGTATGCTGCCCGTGACAAGTTGAAGTCTGTCACTAAAAATAAAGAATTTGATGCCATCGGTGAAAACCTGAATAAAGAAATCACTGAATTAAATAAGCAGAGTGATGATTTAAGTAAGCGAGTTGAAAAGCTTAAAAAAGAAAATGATACGATAGGGCAATTCATTTCAAAACAGGGTGGTTTAAACCGTGCTGAAATGATTGAGGAAGGTGTTGATCCTGAAAGCTTTAAAGAGCGATTTAAAGTTTTTGGTAAACCTTTGTTTCCAAGAAAAGGTGGTATGACCATTGATGGTCTGGCTGAAAAGCTGAATGAAATAGGTTACAAAGGTGGTAACCTTTCAGCTAATGACACGCTTGAAATCGTGTTAGAAATGTTAAGTGATGACAACAGTTATGTAAACCAGGATGCAGGGACTGAAATTTCAGAATTGAATGATAAACTCGATGCTATCGGTGCAAGTATTGACAATCTTAAAAATGACATTGCCGAATTTGAAACAGCGTCGAAACAGATAAGCTTTAAACTCGACCACGCAGCAGTTAAAGAAATGGTCGGTGAAGAAAGGATCAATAAACTTGGTAATAAATCAGTCGTTATTCCGCCGGAATTATCAGGTATGACAGCGAAAGGCAAGCAGGGTGTGCATCCTGATGAAGCAGCCGCTTTCCTGGGGTATAGCTCCGGTTCAGAAATGATCGATGATTTAATTAATGCACCGAAGTTAAAAACACAAGCTGAAGAAAATGCTCAAGCTGCAATGATTGAACGACACGGCGATATCTTTACCGATGGTACCATTGAGCGTGAAGCTGATGAAGCGGTGCGAAGTGAAGAACGCGGTAAGTTGATATTGTCTGAATTGAAAACACTGGCCAAAGGCACCAACGCACCTACAATTGACCGATCTACTATTAAAGAATTAGCTATTACTAATATAGGTAAACTTTCCTTCCGTGAAATCCAGCCGGGGAAATACCGTAAAGCTGAAATCAGAGCAGCACAAGAAGCCGCTACCATGTTAGCTGCCGGCAATCGAGAAGGTGCGGCGGCAGCTAAATTGCGCCAGGTGATGAATTATTACCTCGGTATAGAAGCGACTAATGCTAAAAATGAAACCATGAAAATTGTTGACCGAATGGCCAGGTACAACAAAAAGAAAGTGCGTGAGCAAATTATCAAAGCTGAGAATGATTACTGGGAACAGATTGCTAAAATCTTGAACAGGTTTGAGTTCAGAAAAGCAGCAACATTGAAGCAAGTTGACAGTTTGAATTTATGGGTTAAAGAACGTACTGAAGCCGACGGTGACGGGTTGATACTATCTAATACAGTTTTGAATGAAACTTATGTAACTCATTGGAAAAACGTACCTTTTTCAGATTTACAAGGTGTCGCTGATTCAGTAAAAAACATCGAACATGTTGCTCGATATGCTAATAAAATCCAATTGCAGCAAGAAGAAATCGATTTTAAGAAATTGAAACAGGATTGGATTGATAGCATTAACGAGAATGACGCACGATTCCCTACTAAAGAAACCCGCAGTCGAATCGATGATGCGCGGAAAGCAACCATGGCTGAGAATGTTCGCAGATGGGCTTCACAACTCACTAAGGTACCGTTCCTGGCATCCTGGCTTGATGGTGGAGCACGCACCGGGTTGAGTCAGGATATACTGATGCAGCAACTCACAGATGCTTTGGACGCTAAAATGAAGCTGATTGATGACGTTGCAACCCCGGTGCTTGAAGCCATTAATAACCGCTCTAAAGAAGACCAGAAACGACACGCTAAAAAGATTTGGATACCTGAAATCAATGACAATTTAATGGGTCATCAGATTTTAGCAGTGGCTTTAAATGTGGGCAATCAGGGTAATATGAAAAAGATGCTCCTCGGTGAAGGGTGGGCTGATCCTGAAGTTGACACTGATATAAGTATTAATAATCCGAAACTCGCCGCTATTCTCGGTCATATGAGTAAAAGTGACTGGGTACTTGTTCAAAGTATTTGGGATCAAATGAATCTGCTTTATCCCCAATTAGCTGAAGTACACCGACGTACAACCGGTTTAACGCCGCCAAAGGTTGAATCTGTACCGTTTGAGGTGGTTGTCAATGGTGAAACTATTAAGATGAACGGTGGATACTACCCGGTAAAATACTCACCAAAACGCAGTTTTAAAGCTGAAAAGAACGCGGAAAAACGTGATGCTGAAACCGAGTCAATGTTCAATAATACCGCGAGTATTCAATCGTCGGTGAACACGGGCGCCACTAATGAACGAACAGGGTTTTATGATAGGGTTGAGTTGAGTTTAAGTGTTGTCCCAAATCATTTTAATGAGACTATTCATTACATCACCCATCATGATGCAGTGCGACAAATTAACCGATTGATACAATCCCCGGATGTAGCGAACGCCATTACTGCTGTTTTGGGAGAAGCTGAGTTTAATCAACTGAAACCCTGGTTGAATGATGTGGCCAAAGATGGTCGGCAACAACCGGTTAAAGGGTTCATTAATGAAGCGTTCGGCAAGCTCCGTTTCGGTGTAACTCTCGGTGTGATGGGGTTTAAAGCATCGACAGGCATAATGCAGGTGTATGGCCTGTTTACAACAGCTGCCGATGTTGGTATTGGTCCAACACTTAAAGGTGTCCAAACATCAGTAGGTAGAAGTTGGTACATGAATGCCGTAAGGAAAACATTAGGAAGTACTAATGATATGCAAAGTGCCTGGGATTTTGCAGCTGAGCGATCTAAAGTTTTACCGCACCGGATGCAGACAATGGACAGAGAGATTAAAAATGCTATGGAGCGGTTACGCGGTAAGAGTGGATTCATAGCCGCAGTGCAAGAAACGTCAATGAAACATATCGCATTAATACAAACTTATATTGTTGATTTACCAACCTGGCACGCAGCATATACTAAAGAATTAAGTGAATCAGGTGATGAATCTAAAGCAATTAAACGCGCGGATTGGTCTGTTGAGAATTTACAGGGTTCCGGTGCCGTCAAGGATATGGCATCAGTGCTTAGGAATCAGACTAAAATTCACACGACTTTCACCATGTTCATGACATTTTTCAGTTCGTTAGGTAACCTGTCACGTGATGTTGTTAAAGGTGCAAGAACGGGTCAGTATTCAAAAACAACAGTCGCAGCTAAGTTGATGTTTTTATTTACACTTCCTGTATTTTTTGAGATGTTAATGCGCGGTGACCTGGATGAACCTGAAGACGAAGATGATAGGCTTTCAAAATTCTTAATTAATTCAACACTTTACCCGATTACATCAGTGCCTTTTGTCCGGGACGTAGCCGCCGGTTTAATAGGTGACTTCGGATACAATAGTTCGCCAGTAGCATCGGTGCTTGAACGGGGTATTCTAGGATTAAAGCAGGTTAGCGAACGTGCATTCACTGATGAAGAAATTACAAAGAGTGCTGCAAAAAATGTCAGTAAATTAGCAGCTGCTTCTATAGGGTTACCGGGTATCAACCAGGTCTGGTCAACCGGTGAACATCTTTACGATGTGCTTGAAGAAGGTGAAGATTTGACAATACGTGAATTATTATTTGGTCCTGACAGAAACTAGTGATAAACTTAACTTATTGATTTGAGGTAACATCATGGCAGTCAACACACCGAATATTGTAAGTGGACCCTACACCGGTAACGGTTCGGCAGATACTTATTCATATAATTTTCGTATTAAAGATAAAACACAAATCAAGGTTTTTGAAACTGATGATAACGGTGTTGAAGTCACATTGACTGTTGATGTTGATTATACGGTCGACGATATTGGTATTGATGCTGGCGGTACTGTCACCCGTGTCGCAGGTAATTTACCTACTGGTTATACATGGTATATTCGATCTGATTATAAGACCACGCAAAAAACAGCGTTTTCTTCTCAAGGCGGGTTTACACCACGTGTTCATGAAGATGCATTTGACAAACTTACATTTTTGATTCAACAACTTTATGACTTGAATGCACGCACATTCAGAATATCAGATTCAGACACTGACGTAAGTTCGATTGTGGCATTGCCGTCGGCTGCAACACGCGCTAATAAAGTGTTGAGCTTTGATACAGTCGGTGACTTGATTACTATATTAGAACTCGGCGTATGGCGTGCTGATTGGTTGACCGCGACTGTTTATAAATACCGCGATATGTTTCGTGACCCATTAACCAATACTGTATATTTCGTGCAAACAGCACACACGTCAAGCACTGTGGTTGATGATTTAGCAAGTAATTATATAAGTGTATTATTAGATGGTAATCCAGCCACGACGAACTTTGTACCGCGAACGTCAACAACCGGTTCTGCAATTCTACCTATCGGCACAACGGCACAACGTGATGTTTCACCGGTTGAAGGTTATATACGCCGCAATACAACAACTGACGAACTTGAAGAATGGAATGGTATTGCCTGGCGGTCGGTTGCTGAGAATGTTTCTTATGCTGTCTCCGGTACTGACACATATACCGCGACATTGGGTATTAATGCTTATCGAACAAATAAAACTTATCACTTCAGCTTTACTAACACCAACACAGTAACAGCACCAACTATTAACCTTGACAGTCTTGGGGTTAAAACTATCAAAATGCTGAACGGTTCGGCATTAGTCGCAGGTACGATACCTGACGAAGCACTGCTGCGATACGACGGTGTTGATATGATCTTGTTGAATCCTGTTGAGGCGGTGCGTGCTACAAGTGCTACAAGCGCTACAAGCGCTACAACGGCGGGGTCGATAACAGGACAAGGTGCACTCGCTACTCTTAATACAGTAAGCCAAACAGAAGTCGCTGCCAATGCCATCGGTCAATCTGAAATTAAGGAAACCAATCAGGATCTAAGTGTTGCAACAGGTGCGGGGGTTACTGATGTTTTACTAACTGCTCCTCAGCATAACTTTTTAAGCACTTATAGCCGAGATACGAATGGCGGCACTATTGACCAAATAGGTTTTGTACATAGCCCGAGGAGTGGCGGATCTTTTTTGCCAAACACATATTTACGGGTTGGCGAAGCACTGGCGACATCAGGCACTGCTATCGGTCGAACATATTACATAAACTCATCCCCACCCTACATTTCAGCCGATGGAGAAATACCTTTATTTATGTTTGGTATTGTTGATAATGGTACAGGTCAACTCGAATCTGTTGCTGCATCCATTGATCCACCGTGGATGTACAATGGCAGCACAAACACCGTTGCAGATGCTAAAGGGAAAAACGGCGAGTACTTAATTAAAAAACGACTTGTCGAAGTTGAGATACCAAACTGGCGTGAGTTGCAGGTTAAAGGTAAATTAGCAGACCGAAAGATGATAAGCCGAAGACTGCAAGAAGATGAATTTACTTACATCCCCATCACACAAGAGATTAAAAACGCGGATATGAATGAAGTGCCGCACCCGTTTATAAATGTTGGTAAGAGTAAAACCGTTGTATATTTAGATCCCGTTTCTCCTGTTATGCAGAATTTGTATGATTTACATTCTTTAGCTAAAACAGACGCATCCGCACCGGCTGCGAGTGAACTGCTGCATAACGGAAATATTATCATCGGTAATCAAGATTTAAACCGCGATAAACCTTTAGGCTTAATGTGCGTATCATTGAGGTGGAAATAATGACTTGCTCAATCCCGTTTTTAGATAAACTATTCCACCGGCTAGGCTATGAACCTGCCTGTATCGTACACGATATGGACTACGAAAACGCTATCTCATAGTCGGATAAAATGATGATGGAAAACATGATAACATTTGTGCCGAAATGGTATAGCTACCCGATTGGCTTTGCTTCGCTTGTCGGGTTAAGTGTTAATCCTTTTTCGTATTATCTATACTTTAAAAACAAGTATAACAAAGTCGGACATGTGCTTTCTGCTATGTGGTTAGTTTTAAGTCTTTACGGTTTACACGAATTAATTGACTATACTAAAGGGTTATTATGAAAGATAAGCTTGAGCATGTATCAAACGTCGTTAAAAATGTAGGTGATGTTACTGCGGGTACATCAGTGCTTGTAGTATGGATAACATCATTAACACCGGTACTTGAATTTGCTGCATTGTCATTAGCGCTCATTTGGGGTTGGTACAGAATAGTGGGTATGAAGTTATCAAATGAATTGAAACGGGCAGAACTACGAGAATACGAAGATGATTGAAATGTTTTTGCCAAGTAATTGCTATTCCAAGCGACAGATAAAATCAGTCGATGGCGCGGTTATTCATTTCATCAGTGCTAAAAATATCGATCCTGAAGATCCTTTCAACCGTGATAAAATTATAAACATACTTAAAGATTACAAATTCTCTGCTCATTATTTGATTGAACGTGATGGTACAAGAATCAAATTAGTACCGGGTTTACACAAAGCTTATCACGCCGGTAAATCAATAATGAACGGTCGAGAAAGCTGCAACAGTTTCACCATCGGTATTGAGTTAGTCGGCGGTACGCAATGGGATTACACCGATGCACAAATTGCTGAACTGATTAAGTTGTTAATTGAACTAACCATTGAATATGATTTCGATATGAACTGGGTGCAAGGGCATGATGAAGTTCGCAGAAACTGGAACGATAAATACCCGGATAATAAAGAGCCTGTAAAAGTAGATCCCGGTGATAAGTTTCCCTGGTATAAAGTGCAAAGAGGAGTAGCGCCGTGGACTGGTTAAAAGCAGCATTAGGTTTCGCAACGGGCGGTGTCAGTACATTAATCACCGGTTTATTCGGTTCATCGACTAACGGTAAAGGTGTCGCCGGTCAAGTGTCCGATGTGGTTGATCAGTGGTTACCTTCAGATGCAACCAAACATAAACAAAACATTGAGAATCTGCAAGCCGGTGATGCCTCACAAGCAAGTGCCAGGTCAATGCAATTACGTTCACACGATTCCTGGTTCGATATATTCATCGACGGTATGAACCGATCAGTTCGCCCATTCTTCACTTACTGGGCGCTGGGGATATTAATCGGCTGGTGGACTGCACCGAACATTGATAATATTAATCCGTTTGTTTTAAATGTCATTTGGACTATTGTTGGCTTCTGGTTCGGTGGACGCATGTTGTTTAAAGATTTACCGAAAGCAATGACCATGTATCAATTAGCTAAAGTGAAAAAACCTAAAAAGAAAAAGCCGAAACCCGTGCAGGATGACGACTTTGACGAAAATGATTATAACGGTTAAGCCGGATCGGTTTTATCATCTTCAGTTTCTTTTTTAACTTCATATATCTGCAATGCTTGTATATCAGAAACAGTTAATACGACGTTCTCACCATCGGTTACACGGTGTGTTTCTGTACAACCTGCTGTTTTATCAACCACATCGACCATGATATCTTTATCATTGTGTTCCGTACTCATTCTGATTTTTACTTCTGTAGCCATATTATCTTACTCCTTTTGTTATTAAAAAAAGTTCACTTCTAAATCGTTTGTTATGCGACCTTCACGATAACGTTGCAGTGCTGCTTTTAGCCCTTCCTGGTTATCATTCTTGCGTTCGATAGCATCAGCCACCGCCAGATCAACCGTATCGCTGCATAATATTCTGATGATTGATACAGGGTGAGTCTGCCCCTGGCGGTTGATACGACCGTTCATCTGTTCGTACAGCTCAAGTGACCAGTTAATACCGAACCATACAAGAATGTGACCCGAATCCTGTAACCCGTCCAAACCATGCGCGCAAGAAGCTGGGTGCCCCACCATTAATTTAATTTGACCATTGTTCCAGCGGTTGATTATTTTCTCAGTATCCTTTGACGGTGTTGCTGTTAAATTGACTGGCTTATATTTTTTAAACCGTTTCATTATCCGTTCGGCATCGGCTTTAAATGTGTAACTACAAAGCACTGGTGAACCGGCGGCTTCTTCCAGGACTTCTTCAAGTGCATCCAGTTTAGCATCATGTAGTGACTCAAATTCTGATGATTCACTACTTAAATATGGGGAACCGTTACAAAATTGTAAGGTTTTATTTGACACTGATGACTTGCTGAATACTTCAATTTCACTACCGCTATCAAGTTGAGTAAACAAATTCTTTTCAACTTCCTCATAAGCCTTACGCGCCGAAGCAGGGAGTTCAACCATCATATTAGTAACAGTAACATCAGGTAAATCAAGATAATCACGTGCATCCATTTTAACTGTGATGTCACTTATCTTGTGTTCAATCCACTTCTTGCCTAATTCAGTCGGTGAGTAAGCCCAGCCGTTATAATCGCTGGTAAAGTAACTGTCTTTATAATGAGTGATGTATTCACCCAGACGTTGACCACCGTCAACTGCTAAAAATTGACCATGTAAATCGATATACCCATTTGATGCAGGTGTACCTGTCAACCCTGTTCTGTATTTGAACAGCGGGATAAGTTTACGCCAGCCGGTGATTTTTATTTTATAGTTTTCACCGCGTTTATCTTTACGGTCACGGTTACCACCCGCCATTCTAAGTGTGGTACTGTTCTTTAGCTTTGACACTTCATCATAAACCACCATTTCAAACGGTATTTCTTTACCCTGGCTGATGTAGTAATGGTCAAGCTGTTCAGCTAACCAGTTCATATTTTCATAATTAATAAGGTAAATATCAGCGTCAGCAAACAATGCCCGTGACCGCTTCTCTCTGGTACCGTGTAGCACGCTGAACCGTAAGTGTTTCGTATGTTCCCACTTGCGTGACTCACGCGCCCATACGGATTGTATTACCCGTAGTGGACCAAAGATTAATGTTTTATTAACCTGCCCGGCACGCATCCTGTCAACAATGGCGGTAAGTGTTATCGGTGTCTTCCCTAGACCCATACCTAGCCATAACATCGAGTGGTCATGATTAAGCTGGTGAATGATACACTGACGCTGGTACTCGAATAATTGTTGCGGGGTTAGAAGATTAGTCACTTCAACAACACCACATTAATCCAGGCATCAACACCTTCGTTACCATAAACAGTGAACACTTCAGCACCTTTTAACTCAAGTCTTTTGTGTTCACGACACTGTACTTTCGACAATTCACCATCGGTGGTTTTCACTTCAACAAAGTAAACCTTGCCCCTATAGAAAACAATTCTATCCGGTACACCATCATTACCGGGTGACACCCATTTTCGCGTGATACCACCGTAAAACTCAACTTTAGTATTGAGGTACTTTTCAACTTTTCGTTCTCTTACTCCCATTACGAATCTAACTTTTTCACAGGTGACATGGTTGACTGATATGATGTTAATTCATTACTTAACAGACTAATACATGCTGTAAGAATTTCAATAACAATATCCATATCATCAGAACCATCTTTTTCATTCTTTACAGTTTCAGCATTGCGTTTCATCATCATCATGTTACCTAATGCTGACATTGGGTTACCTGCATACATTTTAGATAATGACATTTCTTCATCTATGCTTATATCACTGTGCATTGTGCTGACGCTAAACATTTCACCTTTGTTAATTGACTTTTCAAGCTCATCACTGGCTATAAATTCACGTGTCGAACCGTTTGAATACTTGATTGTTACTTTTGTGTTACTCATTTTAGTTACCTATATTTAATTAATTTGTGTAACAATGTAGCACAATATATTAATATAGTCTACTTTATTTTTGTATTATATACATTGATAAAAGGAACATGTTCAACATCTAAACCTGTAACATTAATAAAACCGCTTCCATAAATCATCATGTCTGAAGTCGTTTTAAGTGACTCTCTTTTTATAATACGTTGTATTCTATAAAAATATTTCCATTCTGATTTTATCATAACGAACCTTGTAATAACGGTTTAACAATCTTTTCAACTTCTTTTATATACCATTCATAGTTTAAATCATTAGGATGATAATTTGAGTGCATCCATTCGGCTTGACTTAAATCATTACATAGCTCAACTGCCCAGCCAGTATTGATACCGCTCCTACGCTCTGTATAGGTTGACTTATTCTTGGTGTGAATACGTTCATCCCATACACCATAGCCGATTTCATTAATAACTTCGTTGAAGTACATATCGGTCAACTTGTTTGCGCGTTTGAACTCACCTGCTGGGCCATTTGGCGGCATTACTTTTTCAAGTGGTTTACCTGCTGTACTGATGTAGTATCGCACGATGTTACTGACTTGCTGACCGCCCCATTCGAGTGTACTGCTTCTTGGTATTTTTGTGCGTAGAAAAAAGTCAAACATATCGGGATGGTTATGGATAAAATCACGAATATCAATGCCATGCACCAGCGCAGATTCAGCCGCGATTGCAACAACTCTAGCCGACCAGTTTTTATGATGTGGTAATTCGCGTGTGCCCGGGTTTTCTTCTGCCGTAACATGTGCGTAAACTCCTATTCGTTTAAGTTTTCCATCATTATATTCAGCAATGTAATTATTAACATCACGTATAAACATGCGATTATACAATGCTTCTTCAAGTTCAAGATTCGTTAAATCTTCCCACCATTTACATACTGTGCGGGTGTGTTCTAAATGTTCATGGGGGCAAAGGTAAGTCACACCGTCGGTATTAACCTGGACCATTTGTAACCCTGGCACCTTTAATAACTGTTCAACTAACATGCACAACAACAACTGTCCGTTGATAGTAATTGACATGGCATATTGTGCATCGAGAAACGGTGAATAGTCATTATTACTACCGCCGAATGCACCGTTGAGTGCCAGTTTAAACGCTTCATTTTCCGGTGTTCCTTTAGCGTATTCTTTACGAGTATGATAAACATCTAAATAAGCATTGCAAAATTCTTCACCTAAATGCGCCGGATAAAGTTTATTTTTAATTGCCAGGTTTGGATAGAATGAAGCGACATCAACATCAACAAGCTGATGCGTAGCAGTAGTGTGTACAACCTGGGATTCGACTGATGCGTGTAATCCCCCGGTGCCAAAGTTATAATTGAACCCGTCGATTGTTGCCGTTAAATCTTTGAATACGCCTTTTGTTTCAGTGATGGTTTTTGATTGCAGATAAGTTTTAACCTGTTGAAATGCAACGTTTTCAAATTGTACATACGGGAAAATAATATCAGCTAAATTAATGGATTCGCGTTTAGTTTGTTTCTTTACTTTTTTATTTCCAACATAGTGATAACAAGACACCTTTTTTGCTTCCATTTCTGTTACCAGGATAGTTTCACCCATTTTAACATCACTCATGTTCATCATGTTTTTATTGAATGTTTTTGATAAGTCTTTACGCAATTTAATCATCGGTTCAGTGCGTTCAGTGAACATATCAGTCGCATCGATATCATGCCACATGTATTTAATAAGCATATCAATCTGGTCACTGGTTAATACTGTACCAACGGGGAACGGTAAGTCTTCAATACTGTTCATACGCATATTGAACTCAAGTATTTTTAAACCCGTGGCTTTTGCCATGTTATCAAAGTGGTGTATTTTATAAAGGTCAAGCTGATTAACTTTCCATTCAGATTCCCATACCATGTGTGCAAATCTAGCAGGACCATAAGCATCGATGATACTCATTGCCTTTTTATAAATGTCATCAACTGATAAACCAGTGTAACGATTTTGATAAATGAAATGAATAACAGGGTAATCGAATCCGATATTATTAAACCCGATATTACAACAACCTTGTTCACGCATCACATCAATAAAGTTGCACAGATACTGGATATCATTACGTCGATAACTTATTTCAAATAACCACTTGCGACGTGTCCCCCGGTGTAAAAAACCAACGGTAAATGCGTTAGGATAAGTTTCAATATCATAAACAATATCACCAGGTGTCACGTTGTAGATGAAGTCGGGGTTCATTTAATACCGCTCCCACATTGAACTTAATACATCTAATTGCCTTTCTGAAAGCTCATAACCACCGGTGTATGTTGATCGCTTATGTTTCAGATTGTAAACAAATCCTGATTCCCATTCGTTAAGTTTAGATTCCATTTCAATCAATCTGTTAATCACATAATCGATGCTTTCTTTGTTATTTTTAAATGAATAATCAGTCATAAGTGTCACCTCATTGTTAGTCTTTTAAATGCCGATTCCCATTGTAATTATAAGTTACAATGTTCGGTCATAATCCAGAATCGGCATTTAAAAGACCCCTTCAAAAGATAGAAGGGGAAAGTTCCGAGGGAGGAATGGAAAACTTTATGCAAATGACGGTCTGATTGCTAAACCCTGGTCGATTAACATCTGTTCAGTCCAGCCGGGTGTTGCCAGATATTGTTCTAAAGTAACACCATTTGCTTTTGCTGTCATTTGTAATTGCACAGATGCTGCTGGTACCGGTGCTGCTGGTACCGGTGCTGCTGGTACCGGTGCTGCTGGTACCGGTGCTGCTGGTGCTGCTGGGGGCATTTGCTGAACGCCGCCTTGCGCTGACGATACGCTGGCAAACATCTGTTCAACAGTCGGCTTATTATCCAACCGACCCATTGGCGGTTCTTCAGCAGTAATCATGACACCGTTTAGCCAGCCGCCTACACCGCCGCGACCTTTAACGTAACCGGATATGTTCGCATTAACATATGCAACCATGCCTGAGTGCACTTGACTTGGATCGATAATGTTAGTGTACGCCTGGTCAACAACGGATGGTTTATCATCGGCTCTGGCACTACAAGTGAACACATACCAACCTGTAAATCGTTGATCATAGTACTCTTTACCTGCATATTTTGTATCATACAGATTCAAGCATTCATCTTGCCCGGTGTAACCGGATGGGAATGTATTTGATTTAGCCTGTTCAATTTCAGCTTGAATTGCTGTGATTTGTGGATCGTTTGGCTGTAATAAAATAGTACACCCGAATTTAGCATCGGTCGCACCTTTTGCAACCTTCGGTGTGAACAGTGTTGGAAATGATAAAATACCTTTGATTAACATAATATTGCCACCTTTTATCTTGTTAGAAAAATGAAACTTCTTCGGTTACCGGTTTAGGAACATCAGCAAACATAAGTTGTACCTGTGATTGTACATCATCAGTGGGACTTTGTACAACAACTTTTTCCTCTTTTTTATGAGAAACTTTTTTCAGTGTTAAGTTGCCGTCTTTAAATGAGATTAAATCTTCTGATATACGTTTCTTTTGACTTTCAGTTAGTTTTTCTAACTTCATCAGTTGCGCTGGCGATATTAATTTTTTTGGATAAATATCGACTAATTTTAACCTGCGACTCTTTAATTTTTTAACAATTTCATCTTCACCTTCATTCCAGACACGTGAACCGCGTCCTGGCACCATTGCATACCCCGGTACATCAATACCTTGCTTAATACGTTCTTTAATTTCAGATTTAACTTTATCAAAAATAGCCTGAACACCTTCTTCTGTATCAGCAATTTCACTTAATTGTGATTCAGTTAGCGATTTAATATCTGCTACCGCTGTTTTAAAAGTATCGATTAAATTAAGATTGCTTTTATTCATTTTCTCCACCACTTGTAATGATTTATCTAATATAGCAGTACAATGACCGCCGCGTTTCGGGTTAGCTTTACACCATTGGCAATGTTTACCCGGCACCACAGGTGCATTATCATCATCCGTAAGATGCGCTGCATGTGCTAATTTTTCAGCCGCTTCAATAACAGTTAATGAACTAACGTTATCTTCTTGTCGAGTTGAACATTGATACCTTACAACAGGATTAGTTTTAGGCTGAATGATAGTCATTCGAATGCCGCCAATGTTAGCAGGATTAAACGGTCTAACTTTATCCGGTCCACTTGCGATATGAGATCTTATTTTACCAAACAAGTAACTGATATTTTGCGTGTTATTTTTTTCAGAAACATAGCCACGACCATCTTTATAATCAGCCACTTCAATAAAATAAATATCACCGGTCATCGGGTGACGTGCAGTAATAGTGATATCGCACGTTCCCCACCAGTCGTCACGACCGAATGCGCCGCCGGGGTCAGATGTACTTTCAGATTCAACCATTACGTTGCAACCTGGAAACATGCTTTTAAGTTCGTTGACACGACGTTTAATATAATCAAGTGCCATTTGAACCCGCTCAATGCGATCTGGAGCAACTAACCAGCCGTTAGGATTGTCAGAATGATTCGCGCCTATGATTTGTTGATCGTAAGCATGTGCTTGAACATTGTTCTGTAAACACAATTCCAGCAACAGATGTGACCCGGTACCGTCAATAGCCGCTGCGCCAGGGATATCCGGGTAATTCGCTTCTTCACGAACTGAACCCGGGCAGACAGGCCAGCGCTTATTGCTTGGACCCAGACGTGCGTGACCTTCACTCACGCGGGGATCGCTCGAACAGCTGCAATTAATTCTTGCTGTTTTTCAGCCGGTAAATCAGTCACTGAAATAACACCTAATAAAGCCATGGCATCATCAATGGGTTTCCGGTCACCAATGCGTTTGAATTCAGCAACCAGGATTTCGTTCAATGCTTCGGGTGTCAACGCTGCCGCTGGTGCCGCTGGTGCCGCTGGTGCCGCTGGTGCCGCTGGTGCAGGCGGAACAACGGCTGTAGGAACAACTTCAGCAGGTGCCGCTGGTGCAGGCGGAACAACGGCTGTAGGAACAACTTCAGCAGGTGCCGGCGGTACTACGGGTGCAGATGTAGTTACTTCAGTGGCAGTTTTAGGAATCGCTTTATCAGGTTTATCAACCATTTTACCTTGTGCAACTAGCGTTTCAAGCGCATCAGCGATACGTTTTAAATCTTTTTCAATTGGCATTATATAATTCTCCGTTGTTTTATAAAGTTAAACTTTGTAAAGTTCACCTTTTTGTTGGTCTTCGGTTGGGATGATGCGTAAGCGACCATCATTAAAAGCTGTTACAATCTCACGCACTAATAACTGATAAGGTTTACCGGTTGTGCGTGTTGATTTAACAACGAATATATCAAGTTCATCCTGGTTAATTCGCACTCGCAAATCACCGTCGAGAACTTCTTTAATTTCTTCATCTGGCATTAATCATTTCCTCAAATTTTTGTCACAGTTCAATTCTAGTGTAACATTGTGCTATTTGTCAACATTTAATTTGACAAAGTTACACTTTTATTTTATTCTACGATGACAATTATTTAAACCTTGTGTTGCACAACCCGCTATGTTTAAATAATCAATCTTAATATGGTGACAAATAATATGATAACAAAAAAACAATTGAAAAAAGTTCTTCACTATAATCCTGATACCGGTTTATTTACGTGGTTGATAAAAGTATCTGGTGTTAATCCAGGTGATATAGCAGGTACAAAAAGAAAACACGACGGTAAAACTTATATTTTAATTAGTATAAAAAATAAAAAATATCGCGCCCACAGGTTAGCATTTTTATATATGACAGGTTCATTCCCTAACTTAATATGTGATCATATTAACGGTGATGGTACTGATAATCGATGGGTTAATTTACGAGAAGTCGATCATGTTACTAATAATAGAAACATGAGGTTGCGGATCGATAACACAAGCGGTACACCTGGTGTTTATTGGAATAAGAAAGATAAACGCTGGCAAGTATCAATAAAAACAGGTGAAAAACGCGGCTATATCGGTCAATTTAAAACATTAGAGGAAGCTGTTAAAGCTAGAAAAAATGCCGAACGCGAGCATGGTTTTCATAAAAATCACGGACAGGTTCGACCATTATGATTAATATAACAGATGAAGAATTTTTGAAAGCGATTTTCGGTGAAAACACACCTTTTTGTCACGTAACAGATTTTCCTTACCCTCCCGATAACATACCGGGGGGCAAACAATTAATAGCGTGGAAAGGTGATTATTATAGTCGTTATCATTTTCAACCTTGTACTAATCGGTATTTTACGATATCAACATTCTACTGTGATGACAAACAACAAGCACGTAGACGTAAATCACTGTATAGGGAGACTTATTGCTTAGTACTTGATGATGTGCGTGAAAAGTTAAGTGAAGAAGTTGCCGCAAAATTACCAAAACCTTCGTGGATACTTGAAACATCTAAAGACAGTTTTCAATGGGGTTATATCTTTGTACAACCAGTAACTGAATCTGCTAAAATTGATAATCTTAATGATGGTCTAATTGATAGCGATCTTGCGCCCAGCGGGAAAGATCCTGGTCAGCGCGGTATTACTCGCTATGTTAAATTACCGTCGTCAATCAATAATAAAACGACAAAACTTAATGATGATGGTTCTGCATTTGTATCTAAATTACATTTATGGGAACCCTTCAATCGCGTTACTATTGAACAGCTTGCAGCACCATTTATGATTGACCTGAACCGGGTGCGACGTGAAGCTCGTACGGACGGTGCTGCAATTGTTTCCGATCATCCTTTATTACAAATCCCTAATATTATCAAAATAAAAGAGGTGCGCTCAGATGGTCGCTTTGATATCACATGCCCGTGGGTCAACGAACACACCGGGGACGATGACAGCGGCAGTGCGGTGTTCACTAATGCGGATGGATCTATCGGATTCAAATGTCATCATGGTTCCTGCCAAGAACGAACCGGTCGTGATTTATTACAATTTATCGACACGAATCAACCGGGATTTACAAAACAGTTTAAAAATTGGCAGATATTACACGAATTTAAAACAATTGTAGAACCGAGCTTCCTGGCACCGGTCATATCGCAACCGGTGCAAAATATTGAACCGGTCACTTTCTTATCTAATGAATCGTCAATAGACGGGTTACAGTTATTATGTGATAACTTGCGACGTGAACATCCAACATCAAATGAAGCACGCACCCTGGCTGCGAACATTTTAAAACACGCTGATGATTTACCCAAACTTGATAAAATGCAGTGGCATGATCAAGTATGTGATTTAATGTCCTGGGGTAAAGGTGACTTTAAAGATATTTTAAAAGATTTACGCCAGCAGTGGTACGGTGAGAAAATTAACGATGCTGCATTTTATAATGATATTGTTTTTGTTAAAGAACTGAATCAATTCTATGATTATAAATCACGTATCTTTTTCACAACTGACGCATTTCAAAACAGCTTTTCCCACGAAGATGTTGATGTTAAAAAAATAGCATTGCAGGAAAACAGAGTAAAGAAAGTCGATAAGCTGGATTATGCACCGAAAAAACCACGTGTGTTTTCTGAAAACGGTAGCACTTATGCGAACTCCTGGTCCGAAGACTCTCAATTCAACGGTGTTAAAGGTGATGTGCAACGCTGGTTTGACCATTTTGAAGCACTCGGCTGGGATGAGAATAGAAAGCATTTTATACAATGGATGGCTCACACGATGCGTCACCCGGATATCAAAATTAATCACATGTTGTTACTTGGCGGAGGTGAAGGTATCGGTAAAGATTACTTGTTATACCCGCTCACTAAAGCCATGGGTGAAAATTATGAAGTTATCAGCGGTGAGGAATTATTGAGCGGATTTAACGATTATGTACTGTCTACAAAATATTTACATATTAACGAAGCGGAACTCGGTGATAGACGCGAAGCGGTTGCAGTAAGTAATAAATTAAAACCATTAGCTGCCGCACCACCGGATACGTTTAGAGTCAATCAAAAGGGCATTAAGCCTATAAAAATACGCAACATTGTCAGCGTATCAATGACTACAAACAGTATGCTACCGGTGAGATTAAATGGTCCATCACGGCGAATTTACGGCTTATGGTCCGAATTAAACCCGCGTGATATAAATGACAATATGAAGCCTGAATGGGTTGAATACTGGAAAGACCGCTGGGGATGGATGCTTAAAGACGGCTGGAAAAATGTTGCTCATTATCTAATGTATGAAGTCGATTTAAGTGACTTTAATCCGCACTCAGCACCTGCTGTTACTGATTTTTTACGCGATATCAGGGAAGCATCTAAGTCACCCATGTTACAAACGATTGAAATATTTATTAAAAAGAAAATAGGCACCTTTGAATGTGATTTATTAACGTCGGCTGATATGGCTGAAACATTAAAAGCCGGCGGCATTTTTGCACCGAACGAGATGTATGCTAAAGCAGAACTGTTTACACCGATACGTGTTGGTATGATGATGAAACAGGACGGTCGAATACGGCAATTAACATCATATAACCTGGGGCGTGAAATTAAACTTTGGGTTTTTAGGAATTTTGAAAAGTATAATGCAATGGATTCGACTTCATTATTCCACGAATATGTACGACAAGTTGATGTAATACGCGGTAAATCGCCACTGCGAGAAGTGAAATGAGTAAAAAGAAAAAATTGACAGATACTTATGAAATGACAATATCAAGAAGTGAAGCGAATATCGTATCAACACGCGCTGAAAAACATGGATATGTTTCTGATCTAGATTACCTGGAAGATGAAATAAAAAAGCTGATTGAATATTGGAATGCTAACTTTTTTTAGCTGATTGACGATACTTCATTTTGATAAAAGCAATATGGCGAGTATATTCATAATCTGTAAGCTGTTTTGCCTTCCGTCGTGCTTTAAAGTGCTTGAGTAGATAGCTGTATCGTGAGTCGGTCATTGATATACGATGCAGTTAGCTAACATGAGTGTAATAGTGATTAGTAGTAAGATATTCATTTTTTTGTCTCGACCGCACGTAATTCGGCTATCCATTTTTCAGCAACACTAGCCGGATAGATATTTGAAGTGCGTATAAATTCAATTATATCTTGTTTTGTTTCTGCTGTTAGCTCATTCATCATATTCTTCACCGATTACCTGTAAAATAATTATGATTAGTGCAAATGCAGCGATGTGAAGTGCTGGCCAATATATCATTTTTCTTGCTCCTTTAGCTTGTTGACTTCATAGCACCATTGACACTGATAGACTTCGCCGTAATTATCGTAATAAGCACCCGATTTATTCTCGCATTGAGGACAGTCAGCGGCATCTATTAAATCAAGCAATGCGCTCCGGTCATATTCTAACTCAGAAATTATCGCTATGTGACGGGCTATGTCATGCCGCAGGTCTTCGTTTTCTTTTTCAAGTTTCGCGCATTTAGCTGTCACTTCTGCATAGTCTTTGACTTTAATTTCCATCACTCTCCCCTTTCATAATCTCAATCGCACAGGCTGTGACAGCTTCGCCTAATGTTTTGCCTATCGCTGCCATTTCGATACCTGTGCAACTCATTGCTAGCCATTCTTTTTCATCACCATCCCACTGCAATTCAATTTTAAAATCATTCTGCAATTCATAACATTGTTTTGGATTGTTTGCTGGGTCATAAGCTAATAATTCACCATCTTTTCTAACGCACATCTTGTCGTCATATTTTGCCAGCTTGCCGGACTCGGTGTAGATAACTTCATACCCCATTCGCTCTGCTAATTGTTTAAGTTTGTTTGTCATTTTCGACCTCCTCAATAACTTTGCTCAATATTTTAGCTAACGCGGCTATTGCAGCGCCTTGTTTGCCAAAATATTCGGCAACATTTACGCCGTTAAATTCTTTACCTTCGTATTCAATAGCATCATTTTCCATATCATCTGCAATCATTTTTAAAACTTTTAGCTTCTTATCCATCACACGTACCTCCAGCTATATAATTGTTTGGTAAAGTCTTTGGGTGGTTTGGATTTGTGGAGCTCTATACGGTCACTTCCGTAGGGTGTTTTGCAATCCCAAATAAGCGTATGCAGTACAGGCTTATATTTATAGCCCCACCACCAACCATCTGCATCCTGCGCTATCCACCGCACCCAACTTGGCACTTTTTCTGGCTTGAATTTAGTGCTCATCATGCCCCCTCAAACAATACATTAAGCCGGTCGCCGAAGTGGGCGAGTAATTCTTCCGCACAGTTTTTATAAACTTTTGGTAAATTATCGTAATTATTCTTGAGCGGCGCGCAGGCGATAGTAGTGCCGTTATGGTAAAGGCTAAAATTAAGTTTAACTTCACTTCCATTAAAACCCTTTGCCCATTGCTCAAGCTCATAAAGTACGTGCATTTTCTTAGCGTTATCTGCGTACCAATCTCGCGCCCATACTGCCTCGGCTTTTGTTTGGAACACCCTTCCTTGTTTTAATTCGTTTTTCCACTCACTATGATAACCTCTTTGTTCTATGAGCCCACTAGCGAACACTACGTAACATTTATCTCCTTCCTGCGGCCACGGCTTTTCGGCGTCTTCAAGCTCTGCAATCTGCTTGTTAAGTTTCTTTTCTGTTTCTTTTAATTCTTCAAGTTTGTTCATAATTATTTACCTTTTAGTTAGTCCGCAATAACCGCCGGGGACAAAAACTCGTTTCATCTTGTCGCCTGAGCAGTGCTCAAATTCTGGTTTAGACACCCACATCATGCAGTCAGTAGTAATGCAATTACATACGCCTTGCTGAAAAATATAATCAGCATCTCTATTGCCTGATACGTTATTAAATATGTATATTGTACAAGGACACCATTTCTTTTTAGCTTCTTCTTCAGTCATAATCTAATCCTCTTAATTGGGTGGAGTGGTTAGGGCGTTACTTCCTAACTTCTTTTGCTTTTGTATATATAGCTTCTAGCATCAATACAGGAATCATGTGTGCCCACTAGCAAAAGTAACCCTTTGCACAACTTGCATGCTTCACATGCTTCACTCCATAGACTTTTAAAAATTCTTATTTACTTTGTTTACCATATTCGTATGCAGCCTCAATAGCATCAGCTATCCAGCCTAAATCACGATTAAATGTAGCATCTTCGGGCTCCATTGCGTCAGAATACAAACCAACGCAAAAGCCCCCATAAGTCACCCGTAGATAAGATGCGCTTTTTTTGCCGCAGCCATTATCCGGCTGATCTTTTTTTTCTTCTTCGGTCAAATCTTCAAAACTTACTAATTCAATTTCTAGCATGTGTATCCACCTATAAATAAATTATTTTCAATCTGCCAGCGCATTTCTGTTAAAGTGCAGTAGCGGCCAAATTGAATATGTAAACTTTTATCATATGGCTTTCCTGATTCAATATTAAATCCGTACGACGCCTCAAACCAATTAATGCGTCTGTTTAATTCATTTTTAATCGCTGTTTTTGTTAGCTTGTTTTCTGACATTTACTTATCCTCTATCGTATCAGCGTATCTATAATCCACATTCACATGCAACAGGGGCTTCAACTTCATGTAATATGTCTCCCGATTTAAATGCTTTTTCAAGTTCTGCTATTGTATATCTAATATTCCATTGAGAATTTATTACAGTCTGATCATCTTTGTTATCTAAGGCGTTTAACCTTTTTTCAATATCACGCATATATGCCCATTGCTCGGGGTATTTCTTCCATAAAACATAAAACCCTCTTATTTTTTGATAGGGGCAAAAATAACACCCAGTCCTCTCAAAATATTCATACAACGGGTTTATTAGATCAATTTCCTTTAAGTATCTATCAATATCAGCTTCACATTTTTTAAATTCGATAAGAGGGAAACGCTGATTTTTATCTTTCACATTAGCGCGTTTTCGTTCCGAATATGTGTACCCGATATATTGAATGTAATCTTTAATATTGTTGTCTTTTAAAAATTTATTAAACGGGTTTACTTTGCTTTCTCGCTTCCAGTAGCACGGCTGTGTAACCATCGGTAAACCACGAATCATCCCTTCTCTAGCACCTCTGGTTATTTTACCAAAACACCAATCTTCAAATGACTCTCCACGCTTATGCGTTAGAACAGTTAATTTTTTATAATATTTTTCTAACCTTGCATTAATCTTAGTTAGATATTTATACATCTCTGGAAACTCGCTTTCAGTATCCGTGAAAATTATGTAGTCTAACGTCATACCTTTTTCTAGCATCATAAAAACCATTGCTGTTGAGTCTCTGCCGCCGCTAATCATTGCTATATGTTTCATTATTCCCCCTTTATCGTATCAGCATATCTTAGTGAGCAATGAAACCCTTTGCCGATGTTTGTGTGGCCTTTCTTAATGCAATCATTGCTTACAACAAATATAGTAATCATTACACCAACCGCGAGCCAAAACACGGCGATCACAATGTAGTTAAAGATTAATCGGTTTTGTTTAATGTTTAAAATTGTCATCTAAAATTTCCTTATGTACCCAAAAGAGTAATACACCGATAATTGCAATTATCCCGATAATGATTATTAATCCTATTTTCCAGGTCATTTTTTTACCTTTTTAATTAAATCAATTAGCACTTTTTTACCATCAACAAGGTGTTGTCGGCATTTCGGTGGATCGTCATCATTGATATCCCACACCAGGTTACAGCTATCACAGTGATGTTCTGTGCCGATAACGACTGCTTTACAACCATGCATACCATACACCTTTAATGAGCTTACACCGTTTTACCTGGTGGCAACCAATCTGGCGAACCAATTTGATTGCCGAGCCGAGGTTTTTTGACTTTATTAACATTTTCTAATTCCTTAAAATTGTCAGTGAAATGACTGCGAGTGACACAAACAGGCGTGTCATCGTCACATCTGAATACAACGTGCGAAGTGCATACTGCCCAAACTTCAACAATATCGTTGTCTTTATTTATGTAATTTATTCCGATTTTCGGTCTCATGTGTAACATTGTAGTCAGGTTGTGTCACCATGTCAACTGTTATTTGCAAATTAAAACTGTCGCAGGAAATGTTTTGTTACGATTCTCACACGTAACCTGGCAAAATAAGGTTGCGTGTCTGGTTACGTGTGAGAATGAAGCACTTTTATTGTAGGGTTATTATGTCGCGCGTGGTGACAGTGTGATTTCTGGTGTTGCCAAATATACTATTTTGGTCATAGTGTCGCAGAAAATTACTGTCGCAGAAAATGACAGTTTTTTAAAACTTGTTATAAATCAATAACTTAAAACTGTCGCAAATGATGTTTTTAAAGGTTACGTGTCACTAAGTTGTTGATTTATAAGAGGAAACACTATTCTCACACTTAACCTATATAAGCATATTACTAATATACTGAAATAGGTTGCATGTGGTAAGCTGTTGATTTATATAGACTGTCACCATTCTCACACTTAACCTATTTCAGTATTTACTTATATATAATATATATATATATCAATAACTTACGGTGAACTGTAGTCTGTGGTGTTGGTTGTAAAACGTAATATCAATGACTTACGACATGCAACCTGTAACCTTTTCGCAAGTTGACAGCGGTGAAAAAATGAAATGTTTAAAAACATAGTTACGGGTTATGTGCATCCCAGGTTAAAGGTTGTGTGTCGCAGAAAATGACAGTTTTCAAACACTTATACTGTGCTACAATTTAATCATTTGAATAAATTTGGTGAGATATGCCGAAAAGAATTACATCACTTGAATTGACCAGATTGAAACCGTCGTATGCAAACTTTGTCGTTGAATACGTTAAAGACTTTGCGCCCAGGCGTGCAGCTGAAGCATCCGGTTTTTCACCGGATACTGGTTATCAGCTGAAAGAACGTCCTGAGATTGTTGCAGCTATTGAACACATATTATCGCAGCGACTTGAAGCCAGCGATATCGATGCTGAATGGGTTTTGCTTGAAGCGGTTGATAATCATTATATCGCCAGGCAACAAGGTAACATTTCAGCAAGCAACACGTCGCTAAACCTGGTGGCCAAGCATGTGTTTGTTGATGCTTTTGCAGCTGAGAAAGTTGAAGTGAATAGCGATAAAGAAGTTATGAGCCGGCTTCTGCGAGGCCGTAAGCGGTTAAATCAGGATAATGATGATTCTGTATCATTCTTGTGATACGCTGTCATATGTATCCTGTTGGGTGCCGGTATAACGATTTGTCCGTCACCACGAATTGTGTGCATTCAACAGGATTTTTAAATTTAAAGGTTAAATTACTATGCCAGCCACAAACCTACCACCGACGCGCTCGGTTAATGTAAGCGACTATACGCCGTATATTGCAAATCCAGATGGCGTGGATGGGAGTATCCACTCCAATGACCCAAGTGCCACAAATAACAACACCCTCGGCACAGGCGCAAGTGTTAAATTATTTAACATTGCATTAACCACTGCTGGTCGGTTTAGTTTTTACATTGATTATTCTGAGCTTGCAACTACCGGCACCCATACATTTTATGTACAACGTACACATGGGACAGTAGGTGCTGTTTCAGTTGATTATGCAACTTCGGGTGACGCTCATACAACTACATCAGGTACTTTAAGCTGGGCAGATGGTCAAGCTGGCATTCAGTCTTTTGAAGTGGTTGTGCCGACTAAAGCAGATGCAGGCGACCATCGTATTGTAGCAACACTCTCAAATGCAAGCGGTGGAGCAGTGTTGCATCACGGGGCTAAGACGATAGCTTATGGCGTGATTGATGATGGTACGATTGCAAGTGATGCGGATGCGGTGTTTTATGATTCTGCGGCAACAGGCGGTACAGGTACGCAAGCTGATCCTTATGGCTCGATTTATACGGCGATTGCAAACGTAGGTGCAAAAAGGTATTTGTATCTGCGTGGTACAATGACTCCCGATACAACAAACACTGTAAACCCAAACGGTGGCGGTGGGATAATAAGGGTTGTTACTTTGCCTAACGGCAGAACAAGTGAATCAAACAGGCTTTATATACAAAATTGGCCTGGAAGCACTTTCACATTGGACGGTTTAACCGGAACTGATGTGGCTGGGTTTTATAAAAACGGTAATGGTTCTTATATAACATTTAAAGGTTTAGACTTTAGAAACTTAAACACTACTTTTGATCTTTTTACAGAATGTTTTGGAATTGGTTACTTTATAACTGCAAATACAGATGTAAATGTAGAATATTGTTCCTTTGATAATTTAGATGGTGGCTCTAACACCGCTGGGTTTGTAGCTAATTATATTACAGGTCTTAAGATGTGGAGGAACACGTCAAATAATACTAAGTTTAGAGGTAGCAACACAAACGGTAACGCTTCTGGGTTGTGTCAATATTACGGGTGTGCTAACACATCTTATATGCGTAACACGGTTACTCTATGCGGCATAAGCATTTTTGCTAAACGCCCTGTTGCAACTGACATATCACCGAATGTTAGTTTTAACATTTTAAAAGGTGTTGTTGGTTTGCAGCTATCATTTGCAAGTGCTAATCAAGGAGCGAATTATTTAATTGTTAATGGCAACTTGTTTAAAGATAATACGATTTATTATGGTTATCAGTGTGCGGGAAGCAATCCTGATGTTACAGCTAAAAACTGGATTGCAAACAATGTTTTTGATAATTGTGGAGGTGGCGACAATGGCGCTATTTATTTAAAGGATTCGTATGATTATCAAATATTTAATAACATAATGTATAATTGCAGAAAAGTTTGGGATGTGCCTGAAACTGTTGCGCTGCAATCAAACACAGCAAAGAATCTTATCGATTATGCTGATTTCAATCAGGAATTCGGTACTACAGCGCCCGGTGCAATGTATGAATATTTAAGCTTAACTTATGCAGATGCAAGCTTGTTAAATGCGGCTGTTCCTCGGTTGGCTGCAAATGACACATCAGGCGATCCTCTATTCACTAACCCAGCACTTGATGATTATACGTTGCAAGTCGGCTCATCTGCTATTGCAACAGGTGTCAATGCTACAGATAAAGGCATCTATTTAACAGGCAATGAGGTCGTTGGCGCATAATGGCACTAGAACAAAGATATATAAATACAGCAAGTACACCTGGCGGCGATGGTACTACTAATGCAATAACAGGTGCGAATCGTGCTTATGCTTCGGCAAGTGAATGGGAAACTGCGGAACAAAAAGATTTGGTTGCAGCAGGAAACAATCATGTTGTAAACGCAACCGGAATCTCCGCAGATAATACAGCCCTTATAATCTCTGGCTGGACAACATCGGCTACAAATAACATTGTATTCAACGGCGAAAGCAACGGTATCTGGGATACTAGCAAATATAGAATAACATCAACAGATTGGGATGCAACGGTACAAATTTTAACTGGTTTTGTAGAATTTAATAATGTTTCTGTTGATAATACAGGTACAGGAGGCGGGAGTTATGCCGGTGTATATATTGGACTTACATCAGGTGATGTGACTGTAGATAGTTGCTGTATAAGAAAATCTGTTGCAAACGCTGCTACAACTACACAAGGCATAACCGTTGTTTCCTCAGCTACAGGGGCAGTTAGTCTCCTGAATAATATTATCTATGATTATCATAGAGGTATATCTGCAAGTACAGGTACAAACTCAGAATTTAATATATATAACAATACAATTTTTGTATCTGGAGATGTTGGTATAGGCCTTTCATTATGGGGAGCAACTGACACTTTAAGTTGCATAAATAATATTATACAAAATGCCACAGCCACAGATTTCTCAATTGTATCTACTGCTACAACACAAAATATTGATTACAACTTATCTCAAGATGCGACCGCAACAGGGACTAATTCAGTTGTAAATACGCTGCTTACTTTTTCTGATAAAGCAGGTAAAGATTTTCATCTTGCCGGTAGTGACACGGCAGCTATTAATGCGGGTAGTGATTTAAGTTCAGATACTTATTTTGCGTTTAACTATGATATTGACGGGGATATTCGTAGCACATGGGATATAGGTGCTGATGAATACACAGTCGCAGGCGCATCCATAACAGCATCAGACGCAACTGCAACACGCGGTCAAACAAATTACAATTTCACCTTATCCGGTGGTGATGCAACTCCGGGTACAGCTACTTTAAGTGATGGTACTAATACAGCCCCTATTACAATTACAACTTACAATCCTAACGGCGTATGTACTGCAACTATCCCAAGTGATATTGCAATTATGTACGACACTGCGGCAGTTTTAACATTTACAGATGCGACAAGTGGTACACCCACTGCAATTGTAGACTTTCAACCTGAAGCTGGGTTTAGTTACCGAAACATAATAGACGTAACGAATGTGGGTACAAGTGCTTCAATCCTGTTTGGATACAATGGCGCTGCACCGACAATTAATATGCAAGTCTTGTTTACTCCTTTGACAAATGTAACAAGTAAAGCCTTTAATGTTAAAGATACAACCGCTTGGTCAAATACCCCAGTTGTAACTCAAACTGAAACTGTGCAAATACAAGCAATCAGTACTGATGGGTCTCAGGGCAGCGTGCAGACGTTTACGTTGAATGTTGGGGGCGGGGGGAGTTATTTAGGGAATGAAAACCTGGTATCAACACTTAATAAATCACTTGTACAGACTTTAGTGAAGAAGCTCATTTAAACATTGGAGATCAATTATGAAAACAATAATCACAGCACAGACAGCGGCAGCAACTGCTAAAATTCAGCTTGATGCAGGTATTTATACGATATCCGCAGGAAAATTAGCAACAACCGAAGTCGTAACATTTCAATTAGATGAAGAAAATGTATCGGCACTTGGTAATTTACAGCAAGATGGCGCCATCCGACAATTAACTGCAACACATAACGCAATGACAATACAAGGTCCAATAGATTTACAGGTGTCAAAATCGACAACAGCTGCCGCTGTTAGCGTTCATTTTAAAGGTTAATTATGGGAACAGTTACATCAGCAATGACAGTTAGCGGTGAATATGCGACCGGGCAAGTTGATCTCATTCTCGCTGATGAATGTTCAAGGTTTTATGCTAAACCTTATGAATGGGTGATGTGGGCTTTTGACTGGGGTTATGATGAACTTGAAGGATTTAACGGACCTGACACTTGGCAACGCGACAGATTAATCGATATCGGTAATGAAGTATTAAAACGTGACTTTGACGGTGTAACACCGGTTGACCCGATACGTGAAGCTACTGCATCAGGTCACGGCATTGGAAAAAGCGCACTTACTGCATGGATAATCCTCTGGATAATGTCAACACGACCGTATGCTAAAGGGATTGTCACGGCGAACACGTCAGACCAATTACGCACTAAAACATGGGGTGAACTTGGTAAATGGCGCACCAGGTGTATCGTCGGTCACTGGTTTGAATATAATAACGGTCGCGGTTCAATGTCTCTATATCACAAGTCGTGGCCTGAATCCTGGCGTGTAGATGCACAAACGTGCCGCGAAGAAAACTCTGAAGCCTTTGCCGGGCTTCATTCTGCAAACTCAACACCGTTTTACATATTTGATGAAGCGAGTGCGGTACCGGATAAAATATGGGAAGTAGCTGAAGGTGGATTAACCGACGGTGAACCGATGTTCTTTGTTTTCGGCAATCCTACAAGAAACACTGGTAAATTTCGTGAATGTTTTAATCGAAGTAAGCATCGATGGTCAACACATCAAATTGACAGCAGAACAGCTAAAATGACTAATAAAAAGCTGATAAAACAATGGCTGGATGACTGGGGTGAAGATTCCGATTTCTTCAGGGTGCGTGTACTAGGTCGTTTTCCTAAAGCTGGTGACATGCAGTTTATACCAAATGATGTTGTGTTTGATGCAATGAAACGCGGTTCCGGGCGATATTTGGGTGATGACCCCTTGATATGCGGTATCGATCTCGCACGTGGTGGTGATGATGACTGCATGATACAATTCAGGCGTGGCCAGGATGCCAAATCTGAAAAAGTTTATAGAATAACAGGTGAGAATTCACGCGATAGCATGAGAGTTGCTGCTAAATTAGCTGATATATTAGATCGGCACAAACCTGATATATCATTTCTCGATGTTGGTAGCATGGGTGGTCCTATCGGTGACAGATTGCGACAGCTTGGTTATGATGTCATTGATGTCGGTTTCGGTCATGTTGCATCTGATGAAACACGATACGCTAATAAAACATCTGAAATGGGGTATCGGTGCCGAGAATGGCTGATTAACGGTGGTTCAATTGTTGATGACGCACAGCTTGAAGAAGAATTAACGTCACGTAAATTCGATCATGATAAAAAAGATCGATTAATCCTTGAATCAAAAAAAGATATGAAGAAGTTAATAGGTGTTTCACCTGACTGGGCTGATGCATTATATTTAACATTTGCTCAAATTGTACCGAAGTTAGCCAACCCTCGCGGTTTACGTGATGCAGCTATCCCAATACGTAATAAAAATAACAGTGATTACAACCCTTTAGATTGCATGAGTGCAGATTTGTGATAATATCAATAATATTAAGTACATGCGCGAGGTACATATAATGTGTATATTTCCAAAATCAACAGAAGCACCTGCTACACCTGCTAAACAACCTGAAGCAGCTCAAACCCCGGTTGTTGCTCCAACAGCACGTCGTCGTGATGATGACGCTAAACGTCGTCGTCGCGCAGGTGCTGCTGGCGGCTTAGGTGTGGGTACAATTTTAACTGGTCCCCGCGGTGTTACAGAAGGCGCTGCAACATCCGCTAAAACATTATTAGGTCAATAAACATGCCAACAATCAGAAGTTTTAATAAACGACTTGAAGCATTGCGTTCTGAACGTAGTACTTTCTTACCGCTGTGGCGTGAATTATCCGATTATCATTTAGCACATCGTGGGCGATTTTTAACATCTGATAGAAATAAAGGTTATAAGCGCAACACAAAACAAATTAACAATTCTAGTCGTTTGGCTAGTCGAACATTGGCATCCGGTATGATGGCCGGTATTACATCACCTGCTCGCCCCTGGTTTCGACTTGGTTCTGGCGATAAGGAACTGGATGAAATTACATCAGTAAAATTGTGGTTATATGCTGTAACAACAATAATGTACAAAGTGTTTTCGTCATCTAACTTCTATAACTCACTGCATCAATTATATTCTGAATTAGGGGTATTTGGTACCGCGTCAATGGGTATTTATGAAGATTTTGAAAATGTCATATGGTGTAAACCGTACACGATTGGCAGTTATATGTTAGGTATGGATAGTCAAAATGTTAATGATACGTTGTATCGTGAATATGAATTATCAGTTGGACAAACAGTAAAACAATTCGGCATTGATAACTGTAGTGATTCAGTTAAAAGACAGTGGGAAACCGGTAATACTGAAGCATGGGTTAAAATAGTTCATGCTATTGAACCGAATGATGATAGAGATATGAACAGTATTAAATCATCCGATATGCCATTCCGATCTGTTTATTATGAGAAAGATAATAATTCAAAAACACCCGAAGAAAAGTTCTTACGTGAGTCAGGATTTGAAGAATACCCTATCGTGTCACCGCGATGGGATGTAACAGGTGAGGATATATATGCTACTGATTCACCAGGTATTACATCCATTGGTGATGTTAAAGCCTTGCAACTTGCTGAACGTCGTAAATATCAAGCAATTGATAAGCTTGTAAATCCACCATTACAAGGTTCGGCATCACTTAAAAATAAAATGAAAGGTGATCAACTTGGACCAAATGAAATCGTTTGGCATAATGAGAATGATGCAGGCTTAAAAAGCATATATCAGAATTATCGACCTGAAGTTGAACAGCTTAAAGAAGAAATACTGAGTGTTGAAGACAGAGTAAGTCGGGCATTTTATGAAGATTTATTTTTAATGATTGCTAATTCTGATCGTCGTCAAATTACTGCGCGTGAAATTGCTGAAAAACAAGAAGAAAAATTACTGATGTTAGGTCCAGTTCTTGAACGACTGCATACAGAATTACTCGACCCTGTTATTGACAGAACATTTAACATATTACAAAGAGCCGGTGTACTTCCACCCCCACCCGCAGAACTTCAAAATCGAGATTTGAACGTTGAATATGTATCAATTTTGGCGCAGGCACAACGTCTTGTTAATACAGGTGCCATTGACCGCATGACGGAGTTTGCAGGTAATGTTGCAAATGTTTGGCCTACAGCCCGTCATAAGATAAACATTAATCAAGCCATTGATGATTACGGTAACGCGCTCGGTGTGAACCCGGCAATGGTTGTTTCCGATACCGAAGCAGCCGAAGCAGCCGCAGCTGAAGCACAGATGCAACAACAAATGGCTGCAATGGAACAAGCCGCTGCCGCTGCTAATATTGCTAAAACAGCATCGGAAACTGAACCAGGTGGAGATAATGCGCTTGGTCAAATGATGGAATCAGCAGGGTTAAGTTAATGAATGATAAAAAGAAATTTGACACTGATGAATTAGTTGTTCAGAATATAATGAAATATGAAGACGGTCGAGGTTTTATATATAAGCATTTGCTAATGTGTAACGTATTTGACAGCACATTCAATAATGATTCAATTCAACATGCGTATCAAGCCGGTAAACGTAAGGCAGGATTGCAGATTGTTGATGATTTAAAGCAATATGCACCAGAATACTATGTGAAAATGATACAGGAGAATATGTAATGGGTGATGAAACCAGCACGACTGATACCACTAATACTGGTGATAATGAAACAATTTTAACGGGTGCCACTGAAGAAGGTACCGGTAAAGAATCTACGGCAACTGATAAAACGGGTGCCGATGATAAAACCACTGTTGATTCAGACAGTGGAGAAACTGGTAAAGAAAGTAGTGATGCTATACCTGACACTTATGCCGATTTTACAATGCCGGAGAATATTACAATAGACGAAAATGCACTTAATCAAGCACTTCCTATTTTTAAAGAATTGGAATTGACTCAAGAGCAAGCTCAAAAAATTGTAAGTCTTCAAGCAGAATTAGTCCAGGCGAGTTCACAAAAGCAGATTGACGATTTTAATCAGTTGAAGAATGACTGGCGTACAGAAGCAAGTAATGACAAAGAAATTGGCGGCGATAAATTTGATGAAAATGTCAAAGTTGGGATACGAGCCGTTGATGCTTATGGTACACCGGAATTAAAGCAACTACTGGATGAACAAGGTTTGGGAAACCATCCCGAAGTTATCCGGTTTATGGTTCGCGTAGGTCAGACGTTGAAAGAAGATGTTCCAGGTACAACTGGAGGGAACATTTCAACAGCAAAAGATCGCGTGACTCAAATGTATGGTGATCAATCTAAATAACTAATGAGGTATAAAAATGGCTACTTTAGGAGCAAATTTTGTCGATTTAATTGACATGTATAAGTTGCAAGACGGGCACGGTAATTTCGTTCCTGTTATTGAAATGCTTATGGAAATGAACCCTATGCTTGATGATGCAATTGCAGTCGAGTGTAATAAGGGTACAACTCACTTACACACGGTGCGTGCTGGTTTGCCGGCTGTTACCTGGGGTAAGTTATATCAAGGTATTCCGAACAGTAAAGGTAAGACTTCACAAGTTGAAGACACTACCGGTTTTGTCGAAGGTTTAAGTACAGTCGATAAACGTCTATTGGAATTATCAACAAACGAAGGTGCAGTGCGTTTATCAGAAGCACAAT